GTATTGCAGTGCTGAAGTATAGGTAGTCTGTGTCGAGGAAGTACATCCTGCTGATACCGTCTTTAGGCATGTCCTTGGTCGGGATGATTGGGACACCGTTGTACGTAGCGACGATGAATCCGGCTTCCATACCGGGAACACCCTTGACGCCGTTGTAGGTTGGGGTCACTCTCTTCTCCTCCATGAACCTCTGCTGGGACTGTAGCAGTTGCTGTAGTCTCATCAGAGTGTCATATCCGGTTAGGATGACTTTCGGGTTTCCACCGCGCTCCCAGATTTGCTGGAATAGCGTGTCAAGATGGTCGAGGCTGAGTGTTCTGTTAGCGCTGCTTGAGTCAGCGTTGTCCTCAGCGAAGGACCATGTGTTAGCGCTTCTGTCGATGGAGTAGATGTCCTCGTCAGCAGCGTCATAGTGAGTACCAGACACCATGTTCGTGTTACCAGTCGTAACTCGGTCCAGAGACTCGAAGTTGTTTCCAGCAGCGGTCGTGACGTCCGTGAGGAGCATCTTGTTGACCATCTCAGCGTGGTGCTTACCCATCTCTTCCTTCATGACTGCTCGGATGTCTCCGAGGCCGTCGTCCTTGTCGGCGAGGAAGATTGCGGTCTCCGACATGTCGAAGGTGTGTGCAATCGTCTTGGGCTTTGCAGCAACGTGCTGGAAGACAGGCTTCACTGTTTCAGGAAGAGTGCCGTTCTCTGCTACGCCGCCGTGGAGTGCTCCGCCGTTGGGCTTACCGGTGATGACTCTCCATCCCGACCTGTCCCAAGGCCTCTTTGGTAGGATGCTGAAGGCGTTGAACTCTTGGTTCAACTGCGACCAGACCTTGCGCCCGTAGATTGCTTGGTATGTACCAGCAGTCGTGGACAGCATTGGTGCATCCGCTTTCAATAGTTCACTGCCTGAGTAGGAGTATCCCATTGCGTTTCCAGCGCCATAGTAGTAGCGCTCCATGTCTGTTATCGTTCGTACGTAATCTCGTGCCATTCATAATCACCTCTGTTGCTTATTCAGGCCCCCCTGAAGGCCTTTGTTGCGAGGTTGTGCACCTCGTCCCACGACATTGACGCTAGGTCAGCAGTGGAGGGAACATCTACGGATGGAACAGCAGCGGACTTGGTGATTGTCTCACCGGATTCTGCTGGAGCACTGATAGCCTCGACGCGCTCTGCTAGAGAGGCGATGGACTTCTGTATCTCGTCAAGTGGACCACGTGCGTCGAACTCTAGGGCCGCAGCCTTGGTGATTTCAGCACTGCGCTCTGACTCGTAGCGGTGTGAGAACTCCCCTTCTAGGGATTTCTTCAACTCTGCCTCGAGCATAGCGGCCTTGTATACCTCGTATGCGGCTTCCACGTCAGCGGAGGAAACAGCGTCTGGGGTCAGGTAGTCGGATTTTGCGACTTTGGACTTCTTGCCCTTGCCACCAGCGCCGAACTCGGCCTTGGGGACTTCTGGCTTGCCGTCTTCAGTTTCTCTACCGGGTGCTTGCCCACCGAAGTAGGAGCCACCGTCTCCGATAACTTTGGGGTCTGAGCCTAGGTTGCCTTTTGCCACATCGTCGAAGTGGGTTCGAGCACCTGTTATGTCCACACCAGCGGACTTGAGGGTGTTCTCCATCCAATCGAGATATTCTGAGGAGATGACATCAGAGTACTCTTCGGACTTTTCAACGTCCTCGGTTTTCTTCTTGTCATCTTTCTCTTCTTTCTTGTCGTCCTTCTTGTCTTCCATGTGCTCTTTGAGTCCAGCAGGCATGCCTTTCTCAAATGCATCTAGACGACCTTCTAGACGTGAAAGAACGTCTGTCATTTGCGTCATTACGTCGTTGTCTTCTGTCATTTTTGTCACCTTGTTTTGTTTTTTATCTTCTTTAAGAATCTTGAACGTCGCTTCTGGGTTGATGCCTCGTTCGCAGATTGTAATCTCATGTAGTTCTAACTTGCTGATTTCTTGGTAGTCTCCATGCTCGGGGTCCGACTTCCTCACTCTTTTGAATGCCTGACCACCGATGCTGAATCCACGAAGGGCTCCCTTCCTGATTTCCGCAGCGACTTCCTTTGCTTTCTCGATGTCGTCTCGCAGTGATACTACCACGAACATCCCGACATCGTCAACCTCGCTTTTCCAGAACCTCCCTTCGTTATCAGTGTATGATGGTATTACTTCCCCGACTTGTATGTTTGAATGCGCTAGTTGCACGTTTCTGAACTTCGGGTCCTCCATGTATTTCTTGAATGCGTCTTTGAGTGCTTGCTTGGTTATTTTGTCGCCTTGTTTGTCTACCACTTCGACGCTGGCATATCCAGCGACGACGAGGTCACCACCCTTGAGCAACCGAAGATTTGACTCCCCTGTTGCACGTAGTGGTTGTGACAACACATATCACACTTGGTCTTGTCATACTACATATATGAAGCGGCAATGCATTATTCCTGCTCTGGATTAGTTTTATGTTCAGAATCGCTTGACTTAGAGCCTTTCTTCCTTCTCCTGAGTTCTCTCGCCTTCGGATACTCCTCTTCCGGGTCCTCCTCCGGTCTCTCCTTCATGTCCCAGTCGGGGAGCGACATCTCCGAGGTCAGTCTCGTTGGACCCCTAGGGCTCTCTGTCCCTCCGCCCAAGTCGATGCCCAGACCCTTGGCCCCTGTGGTGTTGAACATCTGCTCCTTCTCGAGCACGTCGAGAGCCCTCTCGAGGACCTCCAGCGCCTTCTTCATCTTGGGTTTGAGTAGGATGTTCTTGTCTCCGGGCTTGATTATACCCGCGCTCTCGCCCTCCACCTTGCGCCTGTGGTGCTCCTGCTGCTCCTCTGATGGGGTTACTTCGCTCTCAGTTTCTTTCTGACGCTCAATCTTGCCCTTCAGCATCATGCTGGCGACCTCTCCCCAGAAGGGCTTGAGGCTCTCGGATAGTTCTATGCTGTAAGTATCCATGCCCATGTCAGAGAGCGGAGTTGTCGGTGAGTGGACCCAATGGCCTAGGCTGCTCTTCTCGAGTGTGTAGGTGACTTGGCTCTCCGTGGGGAGGGTGACGACTATCGCTCTGTCCTCTATGTCTATACCGTGTGCGAGGTGGACTGGTGGGAAACTCTTGGCGAGCAGTGACAGAGTCTCCATCGACACGCTGGACTCGCCCTCTCCCTCGCCGACCAACTTCGACGGGTTGATTGTGAATATGTCACGACCCCCCTTCTTCTCCCTCTTGATGCCTGAGAACCTCACGCGTACTATGTCACCCTCCTCGAAGGGCTTGGGGCTGGATACCGTGCCAGCGTCGAGATACACCTTGCCGTCGTGGTCGACCGCTCTGTCATCGAGACCGTCCCCATCCAGCAGCGGACCTGCGCCGAGCCTGTATGTGTAGGGACCATTGCCCCTCCTGTCAAGCACGATGAGGTTGATGTCCCTGTTGGGTCTCAGCACCACCCACTTGGGATGTCTCCTCTCACCGCGCATGTATGTGCTCTTGCCGTCTCTGAGAAGGAGGGTCCTGTGCTCGGACTGCAATGTCTTGACTGCATCCTCTAGACCCTCCTCGTCGGTGAAGCGGGTGTCATGGGGGCCTGATAGCAGCACCTGCTCATGGCTGTCGTACTGGCCTCTGAGAACCTTGAACCTCTCTCTGACGTTCATATCCATGATGTCGGTGCCGTCATAGTGCAGTATGTCTATGATATGGAGTGTGTCCTTGCCGAGGATGCCGTCCAAGGTGCAGTCCTTCTCGCCGAGATTCTTGACGCCGCTCTTGGCCCAGTCGGGTATGGCCCTCTGACCGCCGTCCTCGTCGAACGCCTTCACCCTGTTCTTCTTCTTGGTCAGGACTATCCTGTCGCCGTCGTACCACTTGGAGACGACCCAACTGCCTGTGAAGCCCCTGAGTTCATCCAAGTCCCTGAGCCTGAAGATGCGATGCATGGGGCGGATGGGTGGAATCCACTCCGGTGAGGAGTCGGCCTTGACGATGAGGTCGGGGTTTAGCAGGTATGTGGCATACAGTCCAGCGTCCTCTATGCTCTTGCCGACGTTCGGGTCCTGAGTCATTGGAACACCGGTGGCTCCACCTCTGAGTCCGGGTGGCTCGAACTCGGGAATCGGGTAGAAGTCGTCCATGCCGTTTCTGATATAGGAGTCAGCGACATCTGGTCCTAGAGCCGCTGATATCATGTGCTGGGGAACTGATGAGAGCCGCTGGTCGAATGTCTCGGTCCCGACCTCCGGCGTGTCTCCGAACTCGAAGCCGTGCGTGGGACGCACAGGGTGACCGAACAGCATGTTGTTGGAGGCGCTTGTGAAGTAATGCATCATACTCGCTCCACCTGCGCCGAAGGGCATTGCCGGTTGGGCGTTGAATGAAATTCTCTGGGTGTCGAACTTCGTGCTCTCATCAGCGCCGGTGTCATTGCTCGGGTCGTA